TGGCCGCAAAACTGTGAGACTCACATCCTCTCAGGTAGCAATCGCTAAAAAATTAGGTGTGCCACTAGAAGAATATGCGAAACAATTAAAAATCACGAAGGAGGCATAAGCATATGGAAAATAATAATGATAAAAGAGCATCCCGTGCGAGTCAAACAAGAGAAAAAGAATCTAAGAAAAAAGTTTGGACTCCACCTTCATCTTTAGATGCACCCCCTGCACCAACAGGATTTAAACACAGATGGATAAGAGTTGAATCTATGGGATTCCAAGACACTAAGAATGTTGCCGGAAGAATTAGATCAGGATACGAATTAGTAAGAGCTGATGAATATCCAGACTCAGATTTCCCAATTGTGGACGATGGTAAATACAAGGGAGTGATCGGAGTAGGAGGCCTAGTGCTGGCTAGGGTACCGGAAGAGATTGCCGAGCAAAGAACTGATTATTATCAGAAACAAGCTCAAGATAATGTCGAAGCAGTTGACAACGATCTTATGAAGGAACAGCACCCAAGTATGCCGATCAATATTGATCGACAAACTCGTGTAACCTTCGGTGGTTCAAAGAAAAGTTAATTTTTTAACGATTACTAGAGCTATCAAAGGATAAACTAAACTAATGTCTAATAGGAGGACACAACTATGGCAAATAAAGACGCCGCTTTCGGATTGAAAGCAATAGGAAAAGTTGGTCAGAATAGAGACAACCAAGGTTTATCTGAATACAGCATTGCTGCAAGTTCAGCTGCGATCTATCAATGGGATCCAGTGAAAACAGCGGGCGGTTACTTATTAGTAGCTGGCGCAGGCGGTAATCTTAGAGGATCACTAAATGGTGTTTTTTATACTGACGCATCAACAAGCAAACCAACGTGGGCTAACCACTTGGAAGCTAGTAACACAGCAACAGATATTGTTGGTTTTGTTTCTGACGACCCTTATGAAAGGTTCGAGATTCAATCAAACAATGCTGGTGCTTCAGCAGTAACTGATGTAGGTAAAACTGCAGATCTTGTATACGCAGCAGGATCTTCACCTGACTATATCTCAGGAGTAGAGTTAGATGACTCTACTTTAAATACTACTGCTCAACAATTAAAGATCATGGGAGCATCTAAAGATCCATCAAACAATGACGTAGCATCTGCTAACGTTAATTGGGTTGTTGTGATTGCAGAACATGAACTTAAAGTAACAACTGGTACGTAAGGAGTATAGAACATGGCGATATCAAGAGGACAACTAGTCAAAGAACTAGAACCAGGTTTGAATGCACTATTCGGACTGGAATATAAACGTTACGAGAATCAGCATGCTGAAATATACACTACTGAGTCTTCAGACAGAGCGTTTGAAGAAGAAGTTATGTTATCAGGTTTTGCTCAAGCTCAGACTAAAGCAGAAGGAAGTGGAGTTGTTTTTGACAATGCTCAAGAAACTTTCACTGCAAGATACACACACGAAACTGTGGCTCTTGCTTTTGCAATTACTGAAGAAGCTATTGAGGATAACTTGTATGACAGACTTGCTAGTAGATATACAAAAGCATTAGCTAGATCTATGGCGAACACAAAACAAGTTAAAGCGGTACAACCATTAATTAATGGTTTCGGTACATTCACTTCAGGTGATGGTTCTGCATTATTTGCAACTAACCACCCAACTGTAAGTGGAACTGTATCAAACACATTAGCTGTGGCTGCCGACTTGAACGAAACTTCATTAGAGCAATCATTAATTGACATTGCTGCAATGACAGACGAAAGAGGTCTAAAAATTGCTGCAAGAGGTGTTAAGATGATTATCCCTTCTGAACTTCAGTTCACTGCTGAGAGACTTATGAAGACTCAAGGTAGAGTTGGTACTGCTGATAATGATATCAATGCAATTGCGTCAATGGGAATGGTTCCTCAAGGTTATAGAGTGAACAACTTCTTAACTGACCCAGATGCATTCTACATTATCACTGATGTACCTAATGGTATGAAGTACTTTGACAGAGCAGCTATCAAAACTGCAATGGAAGGTGACTTTGACACTGGTAACGTAAGATACAAAGCTAGAGAAAGATACTCATTTGGTGTATCTGACTACAGAGGTATTTTTGCATCACCAGGTGCATAATAATTAGAAATTTTGAGGCGGACATAGTTCCGCCTCATTATGAAAGTAGAAAGGAATTTCATGAAAAAATTTACCATCACAATAAATGCCTACGAACACTACGCAAAATTTGAAGTGTTATCTGAAGATAACTCAGTTTCCCTTGAACAAGCCATAGTTGACAAACTAGGAGAAAATGTTATAAAATGGGAACATATCGGAAGTAATGTTTTTGCTTCTGATAAATACAGAATAACCTATGAGGAGGTTATAGATGATACAAGACCTATACAAACAAAAAAGGTCCTTGGAGTTGAAGTGGGAACAGGAGCATCTAGATAACAATAGATACACTCTTGAGATGGTAAGAATTGACGATAAAGTCAAGAAGATCATCACAGATATTAAGCTTGAAGAAGCTAGAATTGCTCACTTACAGAACACAGTTGAAAGTTCTACTCCTGAAGTTTCAGTAGCTACTTAAACAAAAGCTACATCGTTGGAAAAATTCCACTCCGCACTGTAGGACTTCTTGCACTCTACTCAAAACTAGTATATAAAAAACTCACTATACAATTAATTAGAATACTGACGCGTATAGTCGACGGCCTAGAGACAGTATTCGGAAACTAGGAGGATATAATTATGGCAAATACTACATTTTCAGGACCGGTACGATCAGAAAACGGTTTTGAACAAATAACAAAAAACGCAACTACGGGTGCAATTACTGTAGGAACTTCTTACAGCAATATCATTACTGGAAGCACTCAATCTTTATCAGGAGCAGGAGCTGTTAATCTTACAGATCTTATTACTGAAGTAACTACTACTGGAGCAGATGCATTAACTCTTGCAAATGGTTCAGCAGGTCAAGTTAAAATCATTACAATGATTGTTGATGGTGGAGACGGAACTTTAACCCCGACAACTCTTGCAGGTGGTTCTACGATTACTTTCAATGACGTTGGAGATGGTGTAGTTCTTGTTTACGGCACAGCAGGTTGGGTTGTTGTAGGAAACAACGGCGCAACAATAGCGTAATAATTAATTTAGTGTGGGCTTCGGCCCACACCTTAATTTTAAGGAGAAAACAAAATATGAAATCAGATGTAAAAGCAGTAAGAGTTTCTGGTACAGGTGCTGTATTCGCTGGAAGAACAAGACTAAGAGGAATTATTCTTGCTTCTGACGGTGGTGGTGCAGGTTCAATAATTCTACAAGATAATACTGATAGCACAACTTTATTCCAAGGTGATTGTCCGACAGGAGATGTATTTGCATTTAATATTCCAGAAGATGGAATTTTATTTCCTGGAGGAATGAAAGTTTCTACTATTACAAATATTGAAGGCGCAACAATATTAATAGACAAGTAGGAGGTCTAAGTGGCTAATACTACTTCTCAGAAAACAATTTTTGAAAAAGGTTTTTCTATATCAGATATAGTAGAAGAAGCTTATGAGAGAATTGGTATTCAAGGTGTATCAGGATATCAATTAAAAGGTGCAAGAAGATCATTAAACATTTTATTTCAAGAATGGGCAAATAGAGGTTTGCACTATTGGGAAATTGCAAATAACAATTTAACGTTAGTTAATGGTCAATCTGTTTATACAATGTTTAGAGATACTTCTGATGGGACATCAGATGCAACAGCAGTATATGGAGTAGAAGATGTATTAGAAGCATCTTATAGAAATTCAGATAATATTGATTTTCCACTTACAAAAATAAATAGATCAGAGTATCAATCTTTTTCAAACAAATCAGAAACAGGTGTACCTACACAATATTTTGTACAAAGGTTTATAGATAAAATTACAATTACTTTATATCTAACTCCTGGAACATCAGAAGCTGGTGATAAAATTAATTATTACTATGCAAAAAGAATCCAAGATGCCGGAGACTATACTAATGATGCAGACGTACCTTATAGATTTGTTCCTTGTATGGTAGCAGGACTTGCATATTATTTAGCGGTTAAATTTTCTCCAGAAAGAGTTCAAGTTTTAAAAATGTTGTATGAAGATGAATTACAGAGAGCTTTACAAGAAGATGGTTCTTCAACTAGTTCATTTATTACACCTAAAACTTACTATGAAGGGTTGTAATGGGACAGTTAGCAAGAGGTAAATATTCAAAAGCAATATCAGACAGGTCTGGTATGGAATTTCCATATAAAGAAATGGTAAAAGAATGGAATGGTTCTTTTGTGCACGTTTCAGAGTATGAAGCCAAACATCCACAGCTTCAACCAAAACCAACACCTTCAGATGGACAAGGTTTAGTAAATGCAAGACCTGCTCGAGTTGAACCTGCAACAGAAAATTTATTACCAGGAAATCCATTAAGTTTAACTTCAGGATCAAGCACTGTAATTGTTACAGAGCCTGCTCATGGAAGATCTACAAATGATACTGTTGTTTTTAGAAATGTAAATGGAAGCCCCGGAGGCCTGGTTTTTTCTTTATTTGAAAATACATCAGGATTTAGTATAACAGTTATTGATACAAATAGTTACAGTTTTGATTGTGGAAGTAATGCAACTGTAACAGAAAATTCAGGAGGAATGTTTGTAACTGCAGGACCAGTTACTCTAACACCATAATGGCTTACACTTTAACAAATTTACAAGATGATATTAGAAGTTATACTGAAGTAGATAGTAATGTTTTTTCTACAGGTGTTTTAAATACTATCATAAAGAACGCTGAAAATAGAATATATAGAGATTCGGATTCAGATGATAATAGATTTTATGCAACATCTAATTTAGTTGTAGGTAGTAGATATGTAACTATACCTTCTGATTTAAGATTTATTAGATATATACAATTAAAAGATTCTGATGGTAATCAAGTTTTTTTAGAAAAAAGAGACACTTCTTTTATGTCTGAATACTATAATACTCCAGCAACTCAATCTGGTCTTCCAAAATATTATGCTAATTGGGATGCTGAAAACTGGGTAGTAGCACCTACACCAAATGCTACTTTTGAGATTACTATGGCATATACAAAACAACCAGATTCAATAACAGCCTCACCAGGAAGTACAGCAGGTACTTACACAAGTAATAAATATCAAGATTTACTTTTATACGCTTGTCTGGTAGAAGCATATGGATACTTGAAAGGACCTGTAGATATGTTACAATACTACGAAGGATCTTATCAAAGAGCTTTACAATCGTACTCTATTGAACAACAAGGTAGAAGACGCCGAGATGAATGGCAAGATGGGGCCATACGTACTCCAATGAAATCTGAATCACCATCAAAATACTAAGGAGATAAAATATGGCTAATATAGTACCTGACTCTTTTAAAACAGATACTTTAAAAGGAACTTTTAACTTTGATTCATCAGGTGGAAGTACTTTTAAAATTGCTCTGTTTACATCGTTAGCTGGTTTTAGTACATCTACAACTACTTACACAGGAGCTGCAAATGAAGTTTCAAGTGGAGGTGGTTACACAACAGGTGGAAATACTTTAACTAATAATGGTGTGGCTGTTGCTAGTAATATTGCATACGTAGACTTTGATAATACAACTTGGTCTTCAGCAACTATTACTGCAGTTGGAGCTTTGATTTATAAGAGTAGCGCTAATAACGAAGCTGTTTTAGTATTAGATTTTGGCGGAACAAAAACTTCTACAAATGGAGATTTTGAAATTGCATTCCCTGCTGCCACTTCTTCTGATGCTATCATTAGACTCGGCGACGCATAATATTTAGAGGATTAATTAATGGCATTGGTAGTTAACGACAGAGTTAAGGAAACATCTACAACTACTGGAACAGATACGTTTACTTTAGACGGAGCTGTTACAGGGTTTGAAACGTTTTCTTCAGCTATTGGAAATAGTAATACAACTTATTACGCAATAGAAATTCCTAACTCAACTGAATTTGAGGTTGGTCTTGGAACTGTTTCTGCAGGTCAGTTAGCTAGAACACAAGTTTTTTCTTCTTCTAATTCAGATGCATTGGTTGATTTTTCAGCAGGTACTAAGAATGTATTTTGTACTCTTCCTGCTTCAAAAGCAGTTATTGAAGATGCAAGTAACAATGTAACATTACCAGCAGACTTAACAGTTGATACAGATACTTTATATGTAGATAGTTCTAATAATAGAGTTGGTATCGGAACAACAAGTCCTGGCAATTTGCTTCACTTAGTACCATCAACTTTTGATGGTATTCACCTTGATGGCACTGCGGGTACATTTATAAGAGTTGATAGAGGATTTCCTACAAATGATGCAACTGTTAATTTTCAAACTGCTGGCACTACAAACTTCTCTATAGGTTTAGATAATAATAATACAAATAATTTTTATATTGGTGACGTTAATCTTACAAACAAATATGTTACTATTACAGAAACATCAGGTAATGTAGGTATCGGAACAATAAGTCCTTCAACAACTGTAGATATTAGAGATGCTAATGCTGGCATACAAAGTAGAGGTTTATTATATCTTTCTAATAATGACACATATGGTATTAATAAAGGAAGTCAAATATCTTTTGGTGGTACTTATGACACATCATCAAATGACTCATTTTTTGCGGCTGTAGCAGGTAGAAAAGAAAATAGTACATCTGGTAATTTTCAAGGATATCTACAATTTTCTACAAGACAAACATCTGGTAATTTTGAAAGAATGAGAATTACCTCGGCAGGTAACGTAGGTATCGGAACAACAAGTCCTACATATACTTTAGAATCTTTAGGAAGTAGTACGGATGGTGCTTTTGCTGTTTTTCATAACCAAGGTTCTGGTGGTGTGTATAGTGGTGTTCAAATAGCATCTGATAATCTATTAGGTGGTAGTAATTCTGATACAAACTTAATAATGACGAGATGGAATGGTGTTGGAACAAAAGTTGCGGCTGTAAAATTAGGAGTTGAGGCAAATAATAATGATGGAGTTTTAACATTTTCAACTGCAGAAAATGCTGATTTGGGCTCTAGTACTTATACAGAAAGAATGAGAATAGATGGCGATACAGGTTACGTTGGTATAGGAACATCAAGCCCTTCAACTCTTTTACACCTTTCATCAGCTGACCCACAGATAACAATCACAGACACCGATGGAACAGGAAGCCAGGTTATAAAGGCTGATTCAAATGATTTTGTTATAGACTCACCTGGTAACATTATTTTAGACGCTGAAACTAATAGTATTATTTTTAAAGATAATGGACAGCAAATAGGTACATTTGCTAATGTCAGTGGAGATTTTGGTATGCAGTCTTCAATCTCTGATAAAGATATTATTTTTAAAGGTATTGATAATGGTGTAGTTATTACAGCACTAACTCTTGACATGAGTGAGGCAGGTGCTGCTACGTTTAATGACAAAGTTATTTTAGGTGCTAACAAAGTAATTGAGTTTGGTGATGCAGGTGAAACCATATCAGGTGATGGTACAGATTTAACTATCGCTTCAAGCAGACATATAAAACTTGACGCTACAAATGATATTACTTTGGATGCAGGTGCAGGGGGTGTAAAATTTGATGATGATGGCACCACAGTTGGTTTAT